AGGTAAATTTATGAATTTGTTCTCGATATGTTCCAAATTTCTTACTATCCTCAGGATATAGTTTCAAATAGGTGCTCATTTTTCCAGATTTACGAAGCTCCAAATAAGTATATTGTCCTTTCGACTGATTGCCTCGCATACGACGAACTTCCTCATAATTAGGATTTCGGCATTTGTAGCGAACAAATGGATTAGTCATACTTTTAAAAACGACACCCACTGTCTTATAATCTGTATTACAAGACGCATACTGTTCAATATAATTTTCCTTAGAATGAGCAGTTTCATTATAAATGTCAGGAAATTTCACACCTGTACTACTAATCAAATATTCTCTGACTGTCTGTAATTCCTCCGGTAAATTCATAATATTATTTGTATCAGTAAAATCGTATCCTGAAACCTCAATATCGTCTTTTTCTCCATCCACACACATAAATACTCCGACCAAATACAGAGAAGCTTTGTCGAATGGAGTTACAATTCTATTTTCAGGATGCTGAAGAACAAAACTATAACAATACTTCTTATCCAAATTATCTTCAATATTCAGCCCGCACTCGACACGCGCCTCCTCAAACAATTCAGAAAAGGTTTTTGCAGAATCGCGGTAAAATTTCACATTTCCACCCACAGTACTACGAGTTGCAATATCCCATGTTTCAAGTTCTGTATCATAAAATAGATTGACCATTGTTCCTTCCACGAACTCTTCAGCGCGCATATTATCCATTCCTTCCGATTTCAATTCAGTAATGGATATCGACTTGTTCGGCGAAAATGCTACCATTTTCTTACTATTTAGATTTACAATTAGAGAACGGTATACTCCCATTTTAATATAATTATCATAGGCAAGCATCTCTTTATCATATCTCAAAATTTGGTAATTACCGCCTTTTTTGCTTCTGTATCCTTTTTTATTAATATTAGGCTTAACACTTACATCATTAGACATAATATAACTTTTATCAAACGCGACTGGAGATATCATGATATTAATATTAAATACAGATTTATTCTTAAATCGATTTAATACGTTAATGATATTAATTTCTACTGTAAATATAAGATATGTCAGTTCCAAGTGATTCTATTTTTTTACAAGTATACGATGTTATTAAGATTGATTCACCAACAAATGAATTATATAACGATAAACGGTTTTTAATTGATTATATCGATAACATCAAACTTAAAATTATCAATACAGAAACAAATGAAACATTTACCCTATTGTTAAATAGCGACAAATCATTACAAGATGAATCTATACAAACATTCGTCTTATTAAAACGCGGTGCGAGCGACGGGTTCGCAAAACAAAATAATTTACTACCTGACGTCTGGATTGATGTTCACTTTGGTGGAGAATTCCCATCTATTATCACTGGACAAATATCTAATTTAGAAGAAGATATGATTGAAATAAAATTATACCCCAGCAATGACCATATTTATATTGATTTCGCATACAAAGGAATACCGGAAGAACTTTTTATTGAAGAAATAAAAATACGCCCTCCACCTTCTATTAATAAACCAACGGATTCTCCAGATGGAATAGATGAAACACAGGTTTCATCCGAAATCGTGGAAAAATCACCAGAAGAGCAGGAAGATGAAGACGAACAATATGATATATACGGAACAACACCCACGCCTGATTTTACAGATGAAGTGGATAAAGTACTTAATGAATCACCAGAACCTATTTTCAATGGTAAAGCAATAGGCGAAGTGTCTATAATGAAAGAAGTAGATAAAAGTAAACAACGTTTTAGTATCGACACACAAACAGGCAGTTTATTAGATGATTTGCTTGCGCACATTCCAACCTCACAACGTAATACACAAGTAATGACCAGTCTAAATTTAATGATACAACGATTTATTCAATTACGTGACCAATTTTCAGAATTTGACGATTATGGAAATGCATTAATACCGAAAAAAAAGGGCGCCGGGCATCGTCCTCTAATTCATCATTTACAAAACTTCGAAAAAAATCATATACCTATCTTACCTGTTGCTGAACTTCATAATTTGTTTTTTAGTCCACATGACAATGCACAAGATTTACATAATCTTATTGAAATGTTCGAAAATTATAAAAAAAACAACACACCCTCTGATAATAATAAATATAAATATTTTTTGAGGTCTATTGACACATTTTTAACACCATACGAAATGACTAATAATCCATTGGCAATGACCACATTAAATCTACATAATGACGTTGATATTCTAACACAGCACGTCGAAATAGACGACTACGAAGATACGTTCGCGACACAGAAACAAAACATGAATCCAAAAATAACCAATCAACGTATCCTTAATACAGAGCGCATTCAACCTCGCAGTATAATGATCATGTCAAAACCAGTTATCGATAATTCTAAGCAATATTTGCCAGGAACATCTATTTTATCAAGAGCTGGTTTAAATGAAGGTGGGTATTTTAGTAAGACAAATATAGGCGTCACACACAAAATTACCATTGACGAATTAGAAACGGCATTCGACTACACCACTATACCGAACTTTTTAAAAACCAATTTACATATTACTGTAAGTGATAGTGTAGAAGAACATAATATATACGATAAGTTTTTAAACGTAATTATTCCGCGTACAAAAAAACTGTTTGAATATACAAACCAATATAATACTGGTAACCTCAGCTTAATTTCACTCGTTTCCGAATTAGAACCATTTATGGTTTATACTGATGATATTACCTATAAAATATACGAAGAAATGAACGAATTTTTAAAGACCAAAATCCTTGATTACAAAAAAACATATAAAGAAAAACAGAAAGTATTTCAAGATATTGTACAAAATACAACAAAGCATATTACAAGTAGTTCAACGCCATTTAATTCTATTATCCAGTTATTAGTAGACAGCAAGCATCCTAAAACGAAGGAAGAATTATTAGATGAAGTTATGTTCCAAATATATTTTCCAGGAATTACTAATATTAAAACAAAAACAACAACTGAGTTGATGCGGACAATTTATGCATTAGATAAAGGTAAATTATTATGTTCAGCAATCGTTTTGGCCAATCTTCATTTATTGGAAACAGTGAATATTCAAGACGAATTAGAAAAAGGCAACGAGCAATACGAAGAATATATAGAAAAAGAAAAGATATCTGACAACTCGTGTGCCACGCTAACACTTACAAAGAAATACATTGAATTAGATGAATTGTTAGAAGATAATGAAAAAACTATCTATTATGATAAACAGTACGACCAAACGCGTTATGATATTATAGAGGAATATCGAGATGAACAGGATACCAAAACACCTGACGAATTTAACTTGTTTTTAACCGAGAAGCTTCAAGAAAGTATCGGATTAGATGAAGAATCCGCGCGAACAGAAGCTGAGGCTATGATTAACAAACAACGCACAGTCATTGACAACGATTACGCAATATTAGAAGAGGAAGGTAAAAAGAACAAATACTACAAACGCGTATTGAATAAATGGATATTAAATGAAGGATTTGAAGGAGTAGACATTACCGATAATATGTTTTGTAATATCAAACCAAAGTGTTTCACAATTAGTGATAAATGCATGAACCTCGATGTAACTGAATCTGTAATGAAACGTAAATCGTTGGAAAACTTATTAAAAGAATTTGATTTAAGTCATGAATTATCTATAGAAGACTTAACAAATGTGCTACTATCCAATTTCGCCTATTATAAAAACCAGGTAGTCCAAATAAGAAAAATAAACAAAATTAACAACTATAAATACAACACTATTCGTTATAATATCGGACTTGAAAAACTGTCAGATGGAAGCACTATTGTTAAAAGCCCATTTTCTGAAATACTTGAATTAATATTAGGTCAACCTGATTTCGTCAAAAAACAAGCTCATATTTTGAAATTCAAACGCTTATTTACGCGCGAAGCCCAAGAAAAAGAAAGCCCTTACTGGCTATACTGTACTGAAACAAACACTAAATTATTACCCACATTTATACCTTTGATGGCATCCACCTATTTAGATGGAGGAAATTATTTGGGGACAATGGAAAAAATTAGAAAAGAAAGAGGTAAGCACAGCGATGACGGAAGTTATTGGGTGGATAAACACAGTGGTAGAAAAATATCCGATATCGATTTTTCAGATGAAGAAGGTCGAAATGAAGCAGGATATAAAGTATCAACAAACGATTTACTTGAAGAAGAACAGAAAATTTCACTGGATGATATGGAGAATCTACAAGATATGATAGAAGACCCAGATGCTCTCACTGTCTATAAAATACTTGTTGCGTTAACTAACTATATGTACATCAATGTTGAGGAATATTATATACCCATTATTCAAAATGTATTGAACTTGTTTACACGTAAAATAATTTCGGAGGATGAACATAAGAAACGCGAAGCAAGAGCATCTGCAAAAGGCAGAAAAATAAAATCATATGATGATAGTAAACACTATTTGTTAATCATTATTACCGCTTCCTATTTGCACATGTTCGTACAAACCGCTATACCAAACATCAAAACCAAGAAAACATTTCCAGGATGCATAAAATCGTTTGACGGATTTCCACTTGATAAATCGTCCAATATTGACGGCATCGTTTATATCTCGTGTATTATATTGAAAATCAAGGCAAAATCAATCACGCCATGGAATAGTATAGCCGGAATTAAAGCCGACGCGCTCAGTCAAACCATTCGCGATTTAATTGAAAATGACATATTAAAAGACGTATCTATGGAAAGAATGCTCACTAAAAAAATGGAGTATATTACCTCCGGTGATGTAAATGTGGATGTGCCAATAGAACACGATGTAATAAATTGGAATACATTCTTACCTCCACTTGTCGATTTTAAGATAAAATCATTACAAGCATTAGGATCCGGATTCATTGATTCCGTCGTAGAAAAAATGAAATCCGGCACTGCACACCAAGACGACGATATTCTAATTATTCGCTCAAAAATTATCGGTTTTTCGTTTCAAATATTCGAAAAAATAAATAAACAGGTCAGAAAAGAAGATGCTCTTCTTAAAACTAACGCAGGAGAATCGTTCTTAGAAAATACATGTTGTATGAATACTGACACAATACAAACGCCTATTGAGTATTTTATTAGTAAAGATAGTTCTATTACGCGCGATATGTCAACAATTAAAGATTATACAGATATAATTACTGATATTTCTGAAATTCCTTTGGCTCCATACTATTTATATGACACAAATACAAAACTTACTATTCCTTCAGAATCAAAGATGTTTAAAGAGAAAGTAATCTATAATTACTTCATTTCTATATGTAATTTTAAAAATAATATTCCGTTACATAGAGATTTCGAAAGAATCGGAATCAAAAAACCTGATAATTTCCCAAAACACGTTTCTTTATCTGAACAGGTAACATTTTTAAAACACGAAAATATTTCATATGATAGTTCGGCATTGACATCGCTACTAAAAGTGGTTAATAAGCGTAATGCTATTAAGTCAACCAGCACAAACGACGAGCCTATAAGTAGAATACAAAAAATAAGAGACATGTTACAGTTTTTAAAACGCGGTAACGATACATCTATTCCAGTCGAATTACAAGAGTTATTAACATCCCTTATCGACACATTCGAAATTGGAGTCAAAGCCGAAACTCCTGAAATAGAAGCTATTAAAAATTATTTGGCAAAGGAGACAGATAAAATGAAAACCGATATCACAAAATTCCTTTTAACACATGGGCGTTCCACTTCAAAGGAGATGGCGCCAGTTATGGAATTCATAAATCAATCAACCGCATGGTCTCCATTGCGTGAAGAAGCAAATGTACAGTTTCAAAACATTGAACATAATAGTGCGTATAGAATATTAGAATTCATGTTGGACTGTATAAACAATTTATGTTACGTCTATCCAAATATTATATTACATAAAACAGAGTACGATAAGATTAAAATATGTAAACATTGGGGGTTTTCAGATGACCACAATATAGATATTAAAAAAACGATTATGAGTTATTACTCATTCTTACCACAGTTTTATGAATCTAATTTCGATAGTATACTACTAAACATACAAGAAGAATGTAAGAATTTATTCGTTTTATGTACAATTATACCTTGTTTCTCTCCAACAAATATTCCAGGTTCTGATAAGAAGATTGTTTCAATCTTCGACAAAGTTACCAGTACTTTTTTATACGAGTATTGTTTATTGAAAATATATTCATATTATATAAAAAATGTGTCGGTGGTTGGAAAGATACCATCAGTCTCCAGTAAGGATGGGCGCTTCTCTGAAGTTTCCACTGATGCAGAAATAGATGACATCCGAACCGGAAATTACGGCGATGAGGAAGATATAGTGGCTGGTTTAAAATTAGAATCAGCCGAAAAGATAGCAAGTCTATTGATTAATTTCACCAAACGGTTTATGATTAATAAATCAAATATCAATTTCAGTCATGAAGAAATTATGAAAAAAATCAGTAGATCTTCTGATAAGGAGAAGACTACAAAGACAACCAGACTCAAAGAGTTCACAGAAGAACAGAGAGAAATCAATAAATTATTCAAATCCCATAAATTAGGTGAATGGGGGAAAGGCCTCCAAAAAGGTCTTACACAATATGTCAAGGAGACTTACGATGAAGAAAGACGCGAAATATTCAATACACAAGGTCCAATAGAACAAAGATTACAAGCAGGTAATTTTGATATGAATACTCATTTTACAGATGAAGCGGCACAAGAATTCCTTAATGGACAAGAAATCGAGGCAGAAGAAATGTCCATGTCACATATACCGGATGACGATGATCATGGTGACAATGATGGAGACGAAGGTTATTAATGAAAATAAATAATAATTATCATTATTATATAACAATAATAATGATATCCCGCAGTTTTATTCGATCAAATATAATTTCATTATCTATAATATTATTTTTAATCATTTTTACTCTTATTCATACAGTTAAACCTAATTTTATATATAATAAAAATGGAACGTTTAGAGATTTCGGACTCGGTTATAGAAATAAGACAATATTACCCATGTGGTTAATCGTTGTCGTAACCGCCATTCTATGTTATTTATGTATCCTGTATTTTTTAGCCTTTCCTAAGATTCTATATTAAAGCTATTTTTACACAAACTATAATGACGCCTAATAACCCAAACGATTATATATGCGAACTTCATAAAATATATGACATAGTTGGAATTTATCCATTAAGTCCATGTAGAGCATATTGTAAGATATGCAACCAAAAAAAAACACATGGTTATACAAACCTCAATCATGGATCAAATCCATTCGGCTATTGTTATTTATATCCTTCCATTTGTATTGATTGTTCAGTAAAAAATACAAAATGTATGTGGTGTAAATAAATCAAATAATATATTTTGATTTATTTACTTCTATTCTTGCTTCTATTCCTTAGTAGAATATACACGTGGTTCCTCTTTCGTTTCTGCTGCTGTATTTATCGCCCTATCTGATTCATCTTGATTCTTTTTCATTTCATCTATAGAATACCTACATTTCGTATTAACGATAGAATTCGCGACCATAGATGTTACTAACATACCTGTTAGCAGATACCACATGCATTCCGCCACTACATCCTTGAGTAAAATCATTTTAAATAAGGCATCTTTGTGATCATTCGCACTCGACTTAAATAATGGCTTCATACGTGACCAAAATGTTTCATAATTATCAATAGTAATTTCATTTATTAACATTGAAGGATCGCTATAAATATTTTGTATTGCCTTTGTCATTTCTTTTACACTCGATAAACCTGAATCCTCTTCTTCTCCTCCACCTCGCTGCGCTGAACGTTTAAACATTTTACGCATTCCTCCACCCCCTTGTTTATAAGCGTCTTTCTTTAATATATCATCCACCAATAATGTACGAACACCTGCAAGTCGTGCAAAACCATATCCAAATGTATTTGCAAATGGAGCTTTCCATGCCGGAAACATGGTCATTACAATGTATAGAATTCCGAATATAAAAGTCCAAGGAAAAGCAGTTGTCATAAATGCCGAAACATAATCATTGTTTCCACATTTCTCTTTTATTGCAGATAAACTTACTATATATTGGGTTACTATCACAAGTAAGAAATAAATACCAGTTACTATTTTCATCTGCGAACTGGAATACATAAAATATTTAATGATAAAATAGACTAATGAAAGTATAGCAAATAATATTAATGCCAAAAACGATGAAGCCATGTATAAATAATATATATAATTTATTTTCATAATTTAGAGTATTAACAATGGAGCGTCCTATGTTAGTTGAACCAGGAATGAAATATTTCGCGAATGAAACATTAAAAAAATGCCATACCATAAAAAATACATATAACAACGCTTTTTTCAATACAGCGGGGTTTATCCTGTTTTTTTTAGGTTTAGCAATTTTTTTAATAGTTCAATACAAAGGTAAACTAACCCCGATAGAAAAAGATATTAAGCTACGTAAACAAAAAACATATATATTATCGAAAATTAAGTTAATGCAAGATATTAAACAGCAACAGAAAAAGACATCTAATACTATGATTACCGATTTACCTAAATTAACAAATGAGTTTGAAGATTTTATGGGCTAAAAAAATATTTACATAACATATATAATTATGAATGACCCAAAAATATTAGAAATCACCAATACATATTATAAACTAAAACAACGGTATGAAGAAGCACTACAGGCAAGAAAGAAAAAAATAAGCAGCAATCAATCTCTATCATTAAAAGAAAAGAGAGACCGCGTTCGCCGTTTACGACCACCATGCGTTCATTGTAAAAATCCGGTGGGAACAATATTCATAGAAAAAAATAGAAAACTACAGGCTAAATGCGGAGCAACATATCGTGATAAATTCAAACCATGTGAACTCAATATTCTTATTCAAAAAGGGGATTATGGTACAATTTCATGGGCAATTAACATGTTTGATAATAGCAAGGAACAAGATAAAGATGAAATCATCAAAACAAAACTGAATTTGTTCTTTCAGTTTTCAGATGAATCTAATACATTATCCGTCTTTGATAAAATAAAAACCGAATTTATCGCAAATAATAAAGAATATGAATTATACCTGAATGAATTAATCGAGGCTACGCCCTACTTAAAAAATAAAAAACTGATTGCTGAACATGACGAGGTGATAACCAAAAAAAAATACGAAATTATAGAACTAATACAAAAAGGAAAAAACGAAAATGATAAACAGTTTACCAAAGATGCGGTTGAATTATATATCAATGATTTAATACCCATGATTGAGAAAGACCGCTCGTTAAAATACAGTTACTACAATTTAGAACAAGATTTTTACACACCGAAACAAAATAATTTAATTCAATCTGAAATAGTAGTAAAAGATACCGAATTTATTATAGAGACCGATCCCGAAGTTATTCAATATACAAAATAATATTTCAATATATATATCAACATGAAATTTTTCCATATTCCCAGTTTTATTATTAGTCTTGCAATTGGATTATTCTTCGTTTATATTACCAAACCTGACCCTACTATTATATATGTATATCCCAGCCCAAATAACTCGGATAGCGTACAATATGTCGATAAGGCTGATAATGTATTTTCGTTTGGCTATAATAAAGTAAAATGTCCATCAGATGATTCCGATATAAAAGAAATTCCTGTTCAAAACTAATTTATTCTTATATAGTATATGGAAATTAAAAGATTACTTTATGGAAAATACAGTGACTATGTTATATCTATTATTTTAGGATTCGGACTCGCTACCTTATTTAGAAAAGTATGTAATGAACGCAACTGTCTTATATTTAAAGCACCTAAAATCAATAAAATCGAGAACAAAACATATAGATTCGATAATTCATGTTATAAGGTTAAGCATAAACAAGTACCATATGATAAATCAAAAAAACATATCCCGTTCGCATAAATGCGTAAATACACCCAACAAACCTTCTGTCTATTATATTATACCAATGAGCAATACCAGTTCAATAGAAGAATTACCCAGCGATCCTTCCGTTTCACAATTTGCGCAGCAAAATATTGTTTTAGAAGCCAAAGATACCCGTGTTCAAAAACCCGATTTAGAATCAGTGCCTTATAATGCCAATGAATTTAGTAAAGAAATTCAACAACTGTCTTCCTCTGGCGGAGGACAGTTACCGTCACGTGATATACCAACAAACACACAACCTATTATGACTGATCAACAAACACAACCCAATTATATTCCTCAAGAAAGTGCACACGTTGAAGACTATATTAAAAATTATGCCGATGAAAATGAAATGATGCAGCGAAAATACCAAGAAGAAAATCGCAAAGATTCAATGGAACTCATTTTTGACGAGCTAAAAATACCCATTTTTGTGGCATTTCTATTTTTCATCTTCCAGCTACCATTCGTCAAAAAAAATATGGTAAAATATATTCCTATTGCGTTTTCAGGTGATGGAAACTTCAATTTTAACGGCTACATTATTATTAGCATACTATTCGCAAGTCACTTCTACGCAATCACAAAGGCATTAGACTTACATAAATAGTTACATTTTTTACACAGAATTGTCTGTGTCATCATTCGAATCGTACATTGGTGCAGATGGAGTTATATGTTCTGATTCTGATTCTACCACCGGAAATGCCTGGATACTATTGAATGAACCAATTCTTTCTAAAATATCATTTGACCTTCTATCCAATTCATCATTGGTTTGTTGTTCTATATCATCTATTTCTTCTTCTAAAGCTTTTATTTGACTCTCCGCATTATCCGAACATACAAGTGATCTACACCCATATCCAATTACAAATCCCAGCGTACAATATATAACTATTTGAATGGCAATATAATCAGGTCCACTCATAATCGTTCTTTTATTAATCGTTATACTTTTTTTATAATTTTATGCAAAAAGTATATATGCCAATCTATAAAAACTATATTCATAAATTATTAGAAAATGTTGATAAAACGCACATTCCAAACGAAATTGACCTTGTATTAGACAGTGGAGCATTTAAGGGTATATACATGTACGGTGCTTTACTATATGTTAAAGAACTTGAACATAAAAAATATACAAAAGTACATCGCATATCAGGTTCGAGCGTCGGAGCAATGTTGGGATGCTTTTATATTTTGAATAAAATGGAACTCATAGAACGTTTATATACTGATATGCGAAAGGAGTTCAATAATACTCTACATCTCGATTCAGTATTAAATATCATCGAGAGAGAAATACATAAAATGGACAAAAATACATACAAAACATTAAACAATCGAATATTTATTAATTACATGGATATTTCAGCAAAAAAAGAAATTATCGTAAGTACATTCACCAGCAACGACGACCTCATTGACAAGTTACGAAAAACCACATTTATTCCTATTATTAGCAATGACGAACTTACATATGATAATTGCACTGACGCAATGTGTCCTCACATTTTTACAGAACGCATTATTGGAAATAAAATATTATTCATTAACTTATGGAACTTTGGAGGAATACAAAAATTCCTGAATACTTTTTATGATACAAATGCCGTAAGCAGAACATTCGGAGGCATTTTAGATATACATGAGTTTTTCTTACGAAATAGTCCGACCAAGATGTGTAGTTATGTAAATGATTGGAATGTCATTCATTACTCCATATATCGTTTACGTGAATTAGTATGGCTTATTACCATATTTATAATTCATACTTCATTGATTATTTCTCAGTATATTCCAGAAAACATTAAAACATCTATTTACGCAAACACAATGCATTCCCTCTTTTTAAAAACATTCAAGGATTTTACTTATTGTATTATGGGAGCTTGATGGGTATCATTTATTATCTAATTATAGTGTAATAAATGATTCATAATATCGCAATAATTATTGCTCTTTCAATAACTATTTATTGTATACATAGTTACATAGAGTCACAAAAACAATTCGTTTTCGGCTACGGTTCACTAATGATAGATGACTCACGATATTCAACAATCGGGCACGAAACCATAGGACATTCCGCATATTTATCACCGGATTTTAATTACTTACGCAAATTTATATTGATCGGTCCCAGAAACAGATTCAATTTATCTATGGCGTACAATACAGAACATACACAGAAAAGTACAGGAGGGGTACTATTTAAAGTCGGCGACGAAACATTACATAAATTAGATATCAGGGAAAGCGCATATAAACGAATTATTGTCCCTGTCACTATGATACAGTCTGATGGATGTACATTACACCCAAATAATAAGGTTTGGATGTATGTAAATAATATAGAACAACAAAATCCTGTGATGTTCTCTACTAAAGAGCAAATTTCCTATATAAATAGATTGATGGAAGCATGTTACATATATGGTGATGAATTCATGATGAATTTTATTTCCTCCACACATGGATGGAATATGAAATGGTTAGAATATTCAGATATACATGAAATGATTATTCAATATAAGCAGAAATTAACCGTTTAAATTTCTATACCAGCAATTCGTCGCGCTTTTCTTGATTTTCTTTTTTTGGATTTGGATTTGGATTTAGATTTGGATTTAGGTTTGGATTTAGGTTTAGGTTTAGATTTAGACTTACCTTTTTTTTTTGTCATATTCTGTTTTTTCGGCTTTACATTACCCGGAGCTCCTGGAGTATACTTTAAAAACCACTCTTCATATTCTGGTGTTCCTCGTTTACCGTTGAGTTCTTCAAACTTAGCTGCCTTTGCCGAACGCATGTCTTCTAAAGTGTCTTGCTTACCATAACAACTTAAGCTAAATCTACGCAACAATCCTTTTTGCTCTAATCTATTCTTTTGTTGAACTGAAAACAAATATTGCGCCATGCATAAAATTCGATCAGGTTCGAAATAATCACGATTAGAATATAAAAATGCCAAATACATACTCAACATAGTATCAATCGTCGCTATCTTTATTTTAGCATACTTCGTATGTAATATATTGTAACTATGGCATGCGTTCGGACGATATATAAATGCAACGGTTTCTCCATCCACCGACAATTCGTAATTCTCATCTACCAGTTCACCAATCGCGTTGTGCTTTTTTATCGTCACATTATTAATGCCATCATACCCTAATCTCTCTTTTACAATGGTCGCTGTCGTCTTTGGATCTTCTGATAGTACATCAAAATCAGGAATCTTTTTAATCGAATTCCTCATATATTTGGGCATATGCGATGAATACAAAGAATTCGCATAACCACCAAAAAATACTACCCCTTGATCTATCAATGCCTTCTTTACCATATCATATACATCACCTTCATTCACCTTATTGGATTCAAATGAACGCTGAATATCGATCAAATTACAATTCTTACCCTTTAACGGATGGTGCTTATTCAATAATATTAGTCGTTTTAATACTTTTTCCCAACGACTCACATCCCCTTTCGGTCTGGATAGTTCTAAATACATAGCCATTCTTAAATAATTAGGAGGAGCATATAATATACCAGACACACTAATCGCTTCCTTCTTGATTGATTTATACAATTCACTTGCTAACGCAGTAATATCCGCGACCGGAATATAATTCACAAATACCTTAAATGTACCATGATGAACGCCTGCCTTTGCTTCCACATCAGAATAACCTTCTTTGAAATATATATCTGATAATTCTTTGGCGTCATTCAGTGCATTCATCGAGAAGAAATCGTAATCTGGTATTTCTAATGACTTATCATAAAACTGGTCTGCAACAGGCAATATATTATTAATAGCAGTACCTCCGTAACAAATCAGTTTTTTTTGACGCAAGAAATTCTCTACAATTGAAATAATTTTCTTAACTTCAGGCGATGATACTACCTTTTGATTACTTTTTTTTTCTGCAATATCTACCGCATCTCTCAATATTTCTATTTCTTTCTCTTCAAAATTTGGTTTTGGCATACCTACTTATAATTGATAAAGATAAAAAAAAATAGCTATTGATTTGTTGTCTTATTATATTATCCGCTATCTAAATTATATCCCTTAAATATTTTATTTTATCAATAAAATCTTCTTGTAAATGAACAAAAATAATAGAAAACATACCAGCCGAGTGTAACTCTTTCATTTTAATATGAGAAAAACCAAACATATTATTAAACGGCGATGGTATACGCTCCACTATATTTCGCACTATATATACAATTACCGCAATATACCATACATACGCAATGATTTCAATCACCAGCTTTAATAGCGATTTCTCGTAATTATATTGCTCTGGAAAATAACTTGCTATTTTTTGTGTGATAATTGATAATATTACCGCAAGAAAGCAATAAATAACGGCTATGTATGCTAAATCCAATAGTTTTACTATTATAAATTTTATCTCCATAAAGTGTAATATATAATATACATATATATTTTTACCAAGACTACCTTTCTATTTATTACAATCTTGTATATTCAAGTTACTGCACGAAGCAGTTCGCTTAACTGAATTGCTGGTAGAGATCGGTTTGTAAGTAGATATTGAACGACTATTGTGTACTCTCCTACGCAATAATTCTACGAATGTACTTGAACTACTGGATAGTACCCTATTCTGTCCTTCACGCGAGATCATTATATATTGTATAATACACATAATTATAATTTATATATGATCAATTTTTTATTTTCATAAGGATGTAACAATTAAGTTTTAGAAATAATCTAAATTATTATATATAGAATGAACTCCGAAAAAATTCTGCATTACTATATTTATCTTTTACTCAGTTTAAAAATCCTACTTATAGTCTTTATATTACGCGAATGGGGATTAAAAATCCAGAACTCATTTATTGATTCAGACAAAATACTCAAAAAAATACAAAAAATTACTGGTCGCAAAGATAAGCTCGAATCTATATTTTTAATTGGCGTATATTTACTATTAATGTATATTTTTTACCCATTCAATAATGCACACACTTTTAAGGCAGATGACCATACAAAAATGCTTCTATTCGCAACTGGTTTAGTAAGTATTATTCACAATATATCTAAAACATAAATGATTCTTATTAAAATAAAATTATATTATAATGAGAATCGCGCTGGGGTTTTGGGGAATCACCAGAAGTTTAAAATATACCATACAATCCATAAAACAATACATTATTCACCCATTGCAGCAGCAAAACGTGGAGTTTGTTATATATATTCACACATATAATGTAAAATCTACCTATAATAATATACGAACTAACGAATTTCATATTCAGTTAGATAATGATGAATATAAATTATTGAATCCTAATTATATACAAATTGATGACCAAGATGAAATTAAAAAACAAATAAATATTGAACAATACAGAACACATCCTGACCCATGGAATACGAACTATAATAGCGTAGATAATTTCATTTGCGCAATGTATTCAAAACAACAATTAGTCAATATGATATCGGCATCAAAACAACAGTTTGATTATGTCATGTTCTTGCGCCCGGACGTGAAATATAAAAATACTATTAATACTGCTCTTTTTAATCATGTACACGATTATACTATTTGTATTCCCAACTTTGCATTGTATTATCAGTTTAATGACCGCTTTGCAATCACTAATATGATCACGTACAAACTATATGGGTCTATATTCGCGCATTTATTAGAATATAGCAAACAGTATTCACTTCATTCTGAACAATGTCAAAGTCGAATATTACAACGAACGCGAATGAGGTTGGTTTATATTCCATTCTTCTTTAATCGTGTACGATTTAATGGACATGAATCAATAGATGTTGTTCCTATTAAGAAAGAACCTATTAACAATACACAAATAAATCAATTTCAAAATGTTAAAATGAATATAAGCAATGGAATAACTACTAAGCGAAAAATAACAATGTCAATGCTTATTATGTAAAGCGCACTTTAGATAATTGTATTTTTTTCATATAACGTACAATTACCTGCGACTCAATATATCGTTCCATATTTTCATTATAGAATTGGGACATAAAATGGTTGGCATTATTTACCATTTGTTGACACTCGTTGGGATGGGATTCACACCATTCTATTTTCTCTTCGAGATCACTAAAATCATTTTTTAACTGAATATAATGAACATTCGGAATGAGATTGTCCTCCATTAACCAGCTAATTTTTGTAGGTTTCGCCATCATTACCAATGATTTCGATGCAAGTTGCCAATTTAATCCACTCGCCTTATCATTTCCATCGACTGCCAATAAATATTTATATCTTAGCTGTTCCTTTATCGACATTTTGCCTTTTACCCACTTGGCATAAGAATGATAATTAATAATATTGCCTGAAGTATCTACTGTCCCCCAAGCAATATTACTAAATCCTATGTTTATTTTGTTGTGGTTATCAAAATATTTTTCAACGAGGTCAAAGCGATTTGCACACCGACCCACCTGACCAGTCGTTGCACCTCTCCATAGTGCACATCCAACTTTATTTTGAAATGGTATATCATTATCAAACATTTCCTTTGAATACAACACTCCCCAGTGTCTATGTAAATTGGCGGCTTTTATGATTACAGATTTATTACATCCTTCCAATCGTATTTTTGATAAATAATAATCATCTATTTGTTTTTCTACATCACCTATCAGATATAACAGATACATGTCTTTTAAATTATATGCCTCTAAATAAGGGAGTAGTCGTTTTGTATACCCACTTACCCCCGAATTTAACGCGATTAGTCCACGAGTGGTGAGTTTACATACCATACTACTATATATACCATGTTCAAATATACCCTTCGGATATATTCGTCTCGTATTGTCCATATCATTCAAAAGAATATCCACATTTATGTAATCATCCTTTGGATACACTGTATTTATTGAATACATCTCACCTAAATAATATTTAATTCTTGATTCAGTATAATATTGCATGTTCATATTATTCATAATTTGATTATTTACTTGAATATTAGAACTCTTCAAATGATTCACAAATAAATTAAATTCTTCACTTGTACTAAGTATTTCATCGTATTTATCGAGCTTTTTATTTGTAGTCTTTTCTATTTGTGTATTACTATTTGAAACCCCACGCAATTTGAAATAAAACATATTTAAATATAGTAATAAATAATTTTTATCGATATATCGAATTATATATTACTTCCTCACTATTTCATTCGACTCAATTACCACTTCCTTAGATACATTTTTAATAATTTCCGACTTATTGTGTTCCATATCCACATTCATTATATTAGATACAATTTTCATATATTCCTGGTCCGTTGCATAGGTAGGATTGTCAGTTATCCATTTCGGTAACTGTTTCATATTCGCCTTACTTACTTCATCTATTACACGTTTCATTTTATCTTTGTTGTCATTATCCTGTCCCCATGTATCATTGTCTTTTACGTATAAAATCGCGTTGTGTATATCACTACAATGAACTGGTCGTTGATGTAATTCTAATTCTCTCAAACCATCGATAATTATCTTGCTCGTACCTTCGATAAATCCCATTTTACCGGTGTTTTCCAGGTCAGTCATTTGAAGTTTCAAAGAATGAACAAAATCCATAATATTCAGGGCATCTTTACATTGTTCATTTAAAAATAGATTAATATTGAACTTCGTATTATTAATATTATTGTTATTATTACCTATATTTGGTATAATTTCCTGCATTGTTTTCTGTAATTCTTGGTTCTGCTTCATCATATGTAGAAACATATCTTTATAACTCATATCTTCGTTAATATTATCCGTTTTATTCTCTTTTTTATTCTCATTTGTATTTAATTCCACTTTTTCATCCTTAATTGTTTCACAAAATAATTTACATATTTTTTTGTGTCTGTGAAAACTGGATGGATGTTTATATTTCTTACCACACACACATGTCGGCGAGTTATTGGTAGCATTATTTTCGCCTTTGGTAGCATTGTGTTTTATGCTCTCGTTATGTTTTATGAAATCACTTTTCTTAAAGCACGAATAGTCACACTTTTGACACGAATATTTTTTGGCGAATTTTGGCGAATTTTGAGTAGCATTAATCATATAATAATGCTATATAAAAATTCGCCTAAACCAAAAATGACATATATTTAAAAAACAAAAAAAAAAGTCGTTGGTCAGCCATTTTTTTTGCAAAAATGAGATTTAGAGCTTTTTGCAGTGAGTCCATTTTTCCGTTTTTTTCACTTTTTTTTTTTTTTTGCAAAAAGA